TTTAGTGATTCCGACCTCCTGTATATTTCTTCCCACGCCAATAGTGAGTTTGTCGGCGCTACAACGGTAAGGCTTTAACTCCAAGCCCTCGTCTATAACTAATTGATCTTGCAGTCTTTTTAAATTAATCATCTTTTGCGTGGCTCGCTCCGAAGTAAAATGAACTTATGCCTGAAACAAGCCCTCCGAGGTAGCCGAGCACAAGAGACACGATAGTATCGCTGTTTGCGTCAGGGGGCTGAATAGTAACGAGGAAAATATAACCAACGAAGCCAAAAAGACTAACAAGTCCAAATACTCGTGGTGTCCAATCTCCCTTATGAGCACGTCTAGCATCTTGTACATCAGCAGTCTCCAATGCAAATATGTCTACGTCCATCTGTTTCATCTGAGCTTCAAAGTCTAACTCGGCTTTCTTTATCTCAGCAAGTTGTTCTGGTGTAGCGTTTTGCATGGCTGTAGATATAGATTTAGCATCGGTTTTGCACCCTAATACAGCACTTATGGCTTGCGCCGCTGTACCACCTAATGGCCCTGCTAATGCTGTGCCTAATGTGGGTGCAACTGCACCAATAACACCTTTTAATGCGCCAAAATTCATAAGTTACCCCAATGGTGAAGATGCGGCATCAAGACCTTTCCAGAGGTCATCTACCTCTTTTTTAAACTTAGCTACATCTTGTTCAAATTGTTTAATCATGTCGGCCATGGCCTTGTACTCGTTTCTAACCTCAATCCAATCTTTTTCCATTGTATTGACTTTAGCTGTAGATTCTGAGGCATTTGACAAAACTTCACTTTGACGTTCTTTTATACTAAGGAGTAGTGTGTCGAGTTCCGCCAGCTTGCCTTGCAAATGCCCAAGGTCATTATCCTCTATTTTAGTGCGAATGGAAGCTAATTCTAACTCCATAGGCTCAATATCAGGTATAGATTCAATAGTTGCTTCTAAATTAGCCTCTATATTGTCTATTCTTGATACAAACTCGCTCGCCGCCCATATCCCACCACCTATTGTAGTGGCAAAGGACATAAGGATAGCGATATAAATACCCTTAAATTTAGTCCCACCTACGTCTAATTCTATGTCCTCAATACCCACTACAGACCACCTAAATTACCATTTTCATTGTTAAATTGTGTTGTAGGCGTCTCATTTTGTACATCAAGCACATCTTGTATTAATTGAACAGGATCGTACAATTTAGCGTTTATTTGATAGCCAGACCCCATAGATGCCACCGTTTCACCTGAACCGTAGCTGTAAGCACTGTACATCTCATTGATGCTAACAGGAGGAGTATCACCGTAAAAGCCGTCATAGACCTCTGTAATGGCTTGTGTCCAGCCTATATTAGCGTCATTGTTAAAGAAAACACCTTGTAACACGGTATCAGTGGCGTTATCCCATGTAATGGTCATTTGATCTGACCAAGCATCATAAGCAACTGTAGAGTTAGTTATATTGGATAACGTAGCTATGGCATCATGGTTAATCATTGCAAGGGTTGCTGAATCTTGGCTTGCCCATAAACTTGCCGTAGCCGCTTGCGCTTTATCTTCAATGACGTCCAATGATTGGTTAAAGGTTTGTACTGTCGATTGGTCAATTTGCACATCATTTGCGCGAATGTAATTCTGAAGGTTAATACGTTCATCTTCAGTTTGAGCATTGATAGCTTCAGTGTAAATTTGCTCTGCCTTAGATATTTCTGTAGCCGCTCCTGAGAATAACTCAATAGCCGCTTCCATTTGATCCATATTTTCTTCATAAGAGTCCACCAATAAATGTTCTGCTGAGTAATAGTTTGCGTTAACTGTATCTAATATAGACTGATTGTAGTACGCGACTTCTAACAAGTCTATCTTGTGGCTATCTGTGCGCCCTGCTACTGGAACAACTAAGCCATCAACTGAATCGGAGGATTGTGGCACGCCCAAAGACATTTCAATTACACTAGCTGTAGCATCGCTTACTTGGGTGTTAATGTAATTAGCTGTGTTAACAAGTTCCTGTATCTCTACGAACTCACCTGCTGGGCGCAGTGGGTTTATGTTTGGGTCTATTAGCGCCCCAAATGTGATTGCTTGGGGGTAATAAACGCCGGTATCACCACTTAGTGGTGCGGAAACGCTCAGAAACAGACTTAGCATCGCCATTTTCTTTATGTTCGCCATTGCCATTTTCTCCATTGATGCCTAGTGCAACATCGAAATATTCCTTGTTATCTTCATAATTCCTTACAAATAGTGTGGGTTTACGCTTCATCATTAAATAAGCATTCTTACCTGCTACCACTTTACCACCCACAACAAGGGGGCATGGTGTCCCTGACTCAAACATTGATAACCAGTTGTCATCATGCTGACACATTCTGGTTATTGCCGCTATTTTCATGTTAAGAGTAAAGAGCATCTGTGCGTCTTTACGCCTGTTACAATCCTCATCTACCTCATACTTGCCAGAGCTTATACCTATTTGTAAAGTCGAAACGCCACCGCTCGTACTTTTAAGGCAACTGTCATTTCCGCCTGACATAAGACTCGGTGCAACTGCTGATGCCACCGGTATCTCACTAGCACTGCCAGCACCATTGTACTGATTAGTGTTAGTAGTAGTGTTGTTGTTACTGTCAACTGTAGCACCCTGCTGGTTAGTATTTAAGTCACCTGACTGCGTAGAGCTATTACCACTGTCTATATCTTGCGCAAGACTAAAAGAACTTACCAGCAATAAAAGTAACAAAAATCGCACCGTATAGCCCCCAGATAGTGTTTTGCTGAAACTTAAACTTATCTGACCCAGAATCAAGTCGTTTTTCTATAGCTTCAAGTTTCACTGCGCATATAGCCTCGTGTTGTTCTAAACGAGCTAATAAGTCTTTGGTCGTAATTCTAACGGGTGTATCTGGGTTTCTAGGTCGCCCACGTTTTTTAGCTGTCATACTAAACTACTCCTCACTTTCCTAAGTTCTCTGCTACCTGCGGGGCCAACTTCTTGCACAGGCTCGTCCGTAGCGGAAAACCCTGAATAGTTAGTGAGCGCGGTATTGTTTATGTAAGTATCCATGGGGCCACCCGGTACGGATTCCGCTTTTAATGTCAACGCGTTGTGCTCAGCAAAGAACTCTTTACTGTGTGCGTGCCAGTTATCATCGTGTAGCCAAGACCTTGATCCATTTGCATTTTTTCCATACAAAGCAAAATATAAATTTGCCTCTGTGCCTTTTTTAGTTCCTAACACTAGCTGTATCATGTGACCGTCTAGGTTAGTCGTAAAACAAAACGAGTTGTCGTGGTTTACAGCGTGGACTACAGCCCCCCACATGTAGGCTTTTTTGCTACCTTCGCCCATATCTGTTGTGTATATCTCCCACGGCGTGCTACCTGAATTCATAGAATTTAACGAATCAGCGTATAATCTGTCCCATTCTTCCGTGGTTATACCACTTGTATCTGTTAGTAACGCGCTTGTATAGGCCATTACGATTGTATCCTCACGTCTATTTTTGCATCATCAGTTGTCCCAAACGGGTTATCTGCTCTAGCTATGTTATTAAAAAACGCTTGGTATATGTAGTACCCTGACGCACTATCTGCCACATTACTTGCAGATATGCTTTTAGAAGCATTTATTAAAGAAAATGTACTACCGTTCACATTAACGCTTTTATAAGCGAGTGTAGCTTCTGTATTACCAAATGAGTCTGTACGATTGTCATACAAATTCGTGTTATTACTAAGTAGCGTTATTATTAATGACCCTTCGTCTTCAGTAGATCCTATATTAAATATAGCTTGATACAAGTAAGTAACTTCTCCGACACCTAACGCATATAACGGTGTGGGTATACTTAACTTGTAAGTGTCGGCATACGCGGTAGAGTTTGTTTGGGTAGCTCCTTCGGCATACAACGCACCGTATGAAGTCATGTTATAACCAAAATTATCATACCCTTTACCAGAAGCACTACCAACTACCACGGTAGCTGTAGGAGCGCCCCCAGACATAACAGGAATAATAAAAGTCATGCAATGCCACTACCTGTTATGTAGTAAATATCATCAGTAGGATCAACTATAAATATAGTTACAACGCCACCTGCGGATATGGTGCGAGCTGTACTAGCCCCAGCAACACTAACCATACTACCTCCGGTTAGCCATTTTAGCGTCGTGCCACTAGGCACAGATATAGTTACCAAATCATCTGCGCTATCGCCTATGTTAGCTATAGTCCACGTTGCCCCACCATAATCAGCAAAGTTTGCACTTGCATCGGTCAACGTCATAGTAAGCCCACCGTTTTTAAAACAAGTGGTAATAGCGCCTAATTCGGCTAGCGTTAGGTTAAAGTTGTCTGTTTTTTCTACGGGTGCGGCAAACGCGTTTGTAGCTTTTAACCGGTCTACAGTGGTCTTACCTGTACCATTTGGTGATATAGCTATGTCAGCGTTCGCGCCTTGTGTAAGCGTCACCGTACCTGCGTTAGTACCTGCATTGGTGTCTAGCACTAGATTGCCTGTACCATTAGTTGTTATGGTAGTCGCTGTGTCTGCTACACCAACAACAATCTCTCCAGTACCATTTGGTATAAGTGATATACCGCCGTCAGTATTTGTAGCTGTTATGGCATTAGCATCTATCTGTAAGTTGTCTACGTGCAGTAAAGGTAAGAAATCAAGCGCAGAAAACACGTCTGTACCGTTACAGTACAACAAGGCTGTTTCTCCTACAGGTATGGCTACACCCGTTTGGCCAGACACTTTTACCGTTACCGCGTGGCTTGCGCTACCGTTATGTACTAAATACAGCTTAGTTTTGGTTGGTACATTAAGCGTACCTGCCCCACCTAACGCAGTGCCACCTGTGCCATCTTCTAGTTTTAGCATCATGTTTCTAGCGGTAGATACAGAACCGTCTGTCATAACTAATGTGGCGGCGTTGCCCGCCCAAGTATTAATTGTTTCTCGCCCTGCTACAGCCTGTTCGACTAACGCAGTAATTGAGTTATTTATGGACGTGCCCCAAGTGCCGTCTAAGTCACCTTGGTCTGGCTGAAGTAGCCCTAAATTAGTTGTGTGCGCCATGGTTTACCTCTATTCAATTCGTATAATTGCGCTATCGCCTGCGGCTGGAAACTTAACTATAAATGTACCCGCAGTTACTGTTTTATCGCCACCGAAGTCCAATACTGCAATTGCATCATAAGGGCTAGCCCCGTTGTATATTAATGCGCCCGCCGCTGTAAACGTAACGGTTGACCAACTAGAATCCGCAAAGTCTACGTACGCGGTAGTACCTGAAGTGGCCACTGTTGCTGACAACACGTTGCCACCAGAAACATAACTACCTCCTGAAACTTCTTCAGACCCTAACTCAGAATACGATGTTGTTTCTGGCCCTATGTTTGCGGTGCTTTTTACCAACGCCATTTTTATTGTGGCCGTGGAAAAGTTTATATCCGCTTCAAGCAGATTCTTTTTAAATAACGTTGTAAGCCCTTGAGATATAGCCATTATTGTGAGTTTCCGTCACGAAGTAAATTTTCACTAAGTTGCGCCGCTAGTTTTAATGAACTTAAATACTGTTCGTTGTATATAGCCACTATATCTTGTTCGGCTTTCATAAATCTAGCCGCTTCTACTAGCGCTCCGTTTAGTAATACATTGTCAAAATTATCTCCCAGCCAGCTTGTGGCA